GGCGACAAACTCTCGGCCAACTACTGGAGCCGCAAGGCATGGAGCTGCTAATGAAAAAAGGACTCTACGCAAATATCAACGCCCGCAAGGCCGCTGGCACCAGCCGGCCCAAGAGCAAGTCAACCGTCAGCCCGAAAGTCTACTCCGACATGAAGGCCAAGCGCGGAGGGTTTAAGGCCAAGTGACCTTCACGCCCCTTCTCATCACCACCATCTGCTACCTGCTCACCGCAGTGGGCTTTTACCGCGAGGGCAATGCGGGCCTCGCCGTGGCCTTTGCGGGCTATGCGTTTGCCAACTTTGGCTTCCTTTACATCACCGTGAATGGCCAGCCCTGACATTATGGAGAAGTATCGCATTATGACACCGGAGATTGAGGCGATAGACCAAGAGATCATGCGCCTCAAATCATTGCGCGCCAGCATGGTCGCCAAAGCAGCCAAGCGCAAGGCCGATGCCTTGTGCGAGGAGATGAGGAAGCGCAAGGGCAAATGAACTTTTTAGCAGCAGTCAAAGGTATTGCGCCGGCAGGAGGCATTCGCCCCGCTAGTCACATAACCGCCAGCTTCGTAAGCGCAACAAAAGCGAAGCCTGCTGCCCATATTTTATGATCGCCTTCTTCCCCGACCGTGAGCGCGTCTACGTCAAAGGCAAGGACGCCCCCTGCCGCACGCTCATCTACTGCAAGAACGGCGGCGGCGAGAACGATTACGTCACCGTCATCCGCGAGGACAACGGCGAATGGCTAACCGTCCGCATCGACCAGATCGTCAGTGCGCCGAATCCGACTTTGGATATTGAGGACTCTTTAGACGCCTAACCAGCACACATCCGCACACATGAACGTCTCTCTCAACCAAAACGAAGTCCTCGTAGCGACATACATAGGCTCTCGCCGCAACGCCGAGGCATCCTTCCGCAAGCGTGCCCCGCGCTTCCCCGAGAAGACGCCGGGGGAATTGTGGGGCTTCCACATTGAGGCCGCACACGCCGAATGCGCCGTGGCCAAGTTGCTCGGGCTTTATTGGGGCTTTGGTGTGAACACGTTTCACACGCCCGACATTACCGGGACGAGCTATGAAGTGCGCTGGTCGCAGCGCCCGAACCTCAAGGTCCGCCCCGATGACTCGGGCATCGTGATTTCGGTCAGTGGCAAATCGCCCGACTACGTTGTCCATGGGTGGATCAATGCCGAGGACGCCAAACGCGACGAGTGGAAATGCGCGTCACCGCCTCCGTGCTATTTCGTGCCGCACGACAAGCTGCGGCCGATTGAGGAACTGCGAATGAGGCGGGCAGCATGAAGACATTCTGGATCATTCACAAATCCGAACTCGGGCCAGTGATGGAGTGCAAGGCGCGCAAGACAGGCAAGGGTTGGTCTGTTTTGGTGCGGCCGGAATCGCACACTTGGGATTTTGTCGAAGAGATGTGCGAGCGCGAGTCGCTTGCCGACCTCAAACTCGACCACACGCTCATCGAAGGCGAGTGGCCGGACGAACAATGACTTTGCGCAAAGGACAACGGGCGGCAAGCAAGAGCACGACAAGAGGGTGTGCGACTGCTTGCGGCTGCCTGCCGATGCGCGGCGGGAAGCGGGCATCTTGGGGATTTTGCCCGCCCCCGCCATTTTTTAGATGAGCGAAAAGAAATCCACTCCCCGCTCCCGCTTCACCCCGACAGCTCATCCGGTGATGAAGCTGCCGCCCAAGGACGTGCTCTTGGCCATCGGGCCAGAGAAGGGCTGGGATCTGCTGCTCAAGCGGGAAGAACTAATCCTCAAGGAGAAGGTAGACCCTTACCGCTACGGCTACCGCCCACCGATCTGGAACAAGGCCAGTCAGCTACTGGAGGACAACCGCGAATTGCTCGTCATGGGCGGCAACAGATCCGGCAAAACGGAGTGGGCCGCACGCGAGGTGATCCACCGCCTATACCACAAGAAGCAATCCGTCGCGTGGTGCTTCCAGACGACCGCGCCCAACTCGATTGAAATGCAACAACCCCGCGTCTTCAAATATCTGCCGGCCGACTGGCGGCAGGCGCGCAAGGGCACGGTCACGAACATCACCTACTCGGTCAAGGGGGGCTTTACCGAAAACAAGTTCGTCGCCCCGAATGGCAGCCAGTGCATCTTCCGCAACTACGCACAGGACATCAGCACCATCGAAGGCGGCGAGATTGACATAGCATGGTGCGACGAGCTGGTGCCGCTGGATTTCTTGGAGACATTGCGCTTCCGTCTGCTCGACAGGAACGGCGTGCTCATCGTCACGTTCACCCCCATCGAAGGCTATTCGCCCACGGTAAAAGACTACCTCACCGGCGCACGCAACGTGGAGGAGTGCGATGCGGAGTTATTGCCCAAGTTTGAAGACAACAAAGGCGAGAAGGTCATCGTCGGCTACGAGAAGGTGCCCATCGTCCAGACAGGGCGCAAGGGCCGGCCGATCATTTACTTCCAGACCAAGAATAATCCGTGGGCCGGCTGGGAGCGCATGCAGCAGGAGCTGCGCAACGAGACGCGCGAGAAGATTCTCTGCCGTGCGTATGGCGTTCCGACCCGCTCCATCAACAACCGCTTCCCGCTGTTCAACGACAAGGTTCACGTCATCAAGCACGAATGGATTCCCAAGGAGGGCACCCGCTACCAATTCATCGACCCCTGCTCCGCGCGCAACTGGGCCATGATCTGGGCGCTGTTCGATAGTGCCAACCGTTGCTTCATCTATCGGGAGTGGCCCTGCCCGAACGAGTATGTCGAAGGCGTTGGCTATCCCGGCATGTGGGCCGAGCCGGATGGCAAGAAGGCGGACGGGCGCCAAGGCCCCGCGCAGAAAGATTTCGGCTTCGGGCTAGAGCGATACATCGAAGAAATCCGCAACGTCGAGAACGGCGAGCGCATCTTTGAGCGGTGGATGGACAGCCGCTACGGCAACGCGCAGACCTTGGCCAAGGAGCGCCCCACCACGCTGATCGAAGAAATGAGCGACCTCGGCATGGACTTCTCAGCCGCCCCCGGCGACACGATTGATGAAGGTGTCGGTCTTATCAACGACTGGCTGCACTACAACACGCAGAAGCCGCTCGACGCACTGAACCAACCCAAGCTCTACATTAGCGAGAATTGCCAGAACCTAATCTGGTGCATGAAGGAGTGGACTGGCGCTGACGGCAACAAGGGCAGCAGCAAGGATTTCCCTGACCTCGTCCGTATGCTTGTGCTTTCCGGCTGCAACAACGTCGAGGGCGACATCCTGCGCCCGCGCGGAGGCGGGAGTTACTAATGGCGCCCACCGGCATAGTTCCCCCACCCCCGCGCGTCCGCCCATGGCGAGGCCGCAGCAAAGAGCCGCCGCGCTGCGGTGTGTGTTCCAAGCAGCTTCGTATAGACGACATCCACGGAGTTGACGAACAACTCGGCCCCATCTGCCGAGAGTGCGGCCCGCACGTCATCGTAGCCAACAGGGCCATGTATCCTTTCTGGATATAACCATTCGCCATTCAAGAACACCGAACACAAACAGCTTAAAAATTATGCTATTCACGACAATCCGCAAACTGTTCACCAAAACCATCCCCATCGACCGCTACCCCGTTTCTGAAGACGAAGAGTTCGACTTCAAAGGCGCCCTCGCTTTCGCCCGCGACCAAGCCCCACCCTGCTGGCAAGCCGTCATGGTCGCCCTGCAAGACCGCATCGCGGACGGCGTGGCCTTGGCCAGCAACATGGCCACCGCCAAAGACCCCGGCCTCCTCGCCCACGCCAACGGCCAGCTCAATGCGTTGGTGGAATTGTGGGACTACTTGGAAGCCACCAGAGCCGAAGCGGCGAAGGTCCGGTAGGGTCGCCACGGCGACCGCTGCATACTTCTTGCGCAATAGTCCAAGCGCGGCTTGGTTTCCCGCCGCCAGTGTAAGCATGCGGCGACACTAACGGGCTTAGTGTAAAGCCATGTTCCCGCCTATACCCTTGCGGGACTACAAATTGGCGCCACCTCTGTAGCCGCTTTTGGCGTATACCCGCTCGGGAACCCCGTTATAGAAACAACCCTGTATTTGTAACGAAACCTGAAAGAAAAACATCCCTGCCTTTCTTTCAGGTCGCCGCTCGCCGACCTGTCGTTAACTGACAGATTGTTGCAAAACGTATAACTCGGCGCGTGTTATCCTACGCTTTGTATCAAAAACACCGCACAAAAGGTGACAGAAAGTGCAATCACTTGTGAACAAGTGTATGCGATTCTATCCAAGTGTCGCCCCGAGACAGAAGCGAAGTATCGCATAACGATACTTTCCCGTATTGACACCGCACACATTGTGTGCTATGTGTGAGGATAGAGAGGCGTATCGCGCTTCACTCCGGTTCTAACGTCCCGGTTCCCCCCAGACGTTTGGCGCACCTCTTATTCTC